ATGCTGCAATTTTTTCTATCATAGTATAGGGCTTACCAGAATATCGATACCCCATACTTTTTGCCAGCAACAGGTCGTTATCTATTAATCCCGACGAATGAGTTTTGAACCACTCATCGGTTTCTGTACTGCTGTTACCCAACACCACCCAATTAGCCACGATGCTGCTAAATGGTAATACTTCTTCCTGATTTTGCCAAATTTCTTCAACTTCTGCTAGTGCAATCATAAAAGTGTCGTCGATCTCAAATTTATGTTTTAATGCAAATTCGTACAACTGGATTAAGTTAGCATCATAGACTGACAGTTGCCGTAATTTTCTTTCAGGATCCCATATTGATTTACTAAATGGACCATGCTGATCTTCAAATTCGTCATCAAACTCTTTTTTTAGCTGATACGGAAATTTTACACAGACCTGTACAGTGCCTGTGTTGTCTTTTTCTACAAAAATTTTCTTAGATAGATCTAGTATTCTAAAAGAAGTACGCCACTGTGGATTTTGCAAAGCATCAGTATAATCCAAACTGGACTTTTTCAAAGAAGATTGATATTTCGACAGCAATTTTAGTATAAAATTAGCTTGATTTTGAGTAAGCTCTTTGCCCTGTGCGATCGCAGAATAAAAACTCGAACAGGCTGCGTGATCCTGGGGCTGTAACACTATTTGATCTATCACTGCAAGATCATAAAATTGTAGAAAAATGTCTTCGACATATTGAGATGGTAGCATATTTCAAGTATAGCACCTAAAAAAGTGAAAGTCAATACTTATTTTTGATAGATCAAAGGCATCAATCGTTTCATAGGAATGCCCTGCGCAATTTCATTTACAGTCCATTCGGTGTGGCACAGTTTCAAGAACCATTCTTCACGATCGGGCAATTTAACAGTTTCTATATCTTCAAATTTTCCAGAAATTTCACCGGCTAAACTGCTGGAATCACAGATTATCGGAGTACCATGTATGGCTGCTTGGACCGCCGGCCCGCTGTTGTGATTTACTACACAGTGACAGTTGTAATCGATATCAAAGTCATCATAGGTGCCTACGATCTGACGAGGTAGTCCAACTTCAACTCCTGGAATATTCAGTGAAATTGGTGATCTAGGATGTGGTCGCACTACGATTTTTCTATCGCTGTGCTGCCGGATCTGTTTAACGGCGGACTGAACCCACTCAACTATTGGTGGCTGCCCCTTCCACTGTAGACTGCGTTGATGTTGTGTGGCTATCATAATTTCGGGTCGCCGAATTTCTTTAACTGTTCCTAGCTTCACCCCTAATTTTTTAGGTCTATCAGTATCTAGCGCCTCGTGATTACCAAATTCTCCTAACCTGTTGATATGATTAAGACTGACCCGCCAGGTGTCGCCTCGACGCAAATTGCCCACTTCAATGATTACTATTGGCCAATAGGTTTGATAAATTTTTTCATTGTGGGCCATCCTGCCTTGCCACAGCACAGACCAAATTACAGGAATGCCATCTGGTGTGTTTACGACTTCGTGCCCGAGAGACGTCAGTCCCTGTTCAAAGGCATCAAAAACCGGCTTACTGTTTAAAGCACCGTATTCTCTATATAATCTGAAGCGCATAATAAGTCATAAATAACATAGTATTTAATGATTCTTATGAACAAACTTAAAAAAAGATTAACCAAAACTATAGGTAACACCCAAAATGCTGTAGTAGTAGGCCACGGGTTTGGACAATTGTCAAGTATATTAGAAACTTTTAATACTGTTTTTATTTTTTCATGGGACCAACCAAATCTAAGAGCAAAGAATCTTGTCTTTAGAGAAAATTTTAATGATCTAAACCCCCTTCATGATGTTTCTGCAATTTTTATTGATTTAGATCAAATACAGCATCTAGAAACGATTTCACAGATGTGGCACAAAAATAAATGCACAGTGTTAATCGAAGGAAACGATCCGATAGGAAGAAATCTTTCTGGTCCTTTATATCGAGATCACTTTAGATGCGTCGATCAACAGGGAATTTATCACATATGGAAACAACAATGAAAATATCAGTAGTCACGACATTTCACGAAGCAGGATTAAAAGAATACGGTCAAAGAATGATTAACAGTTTCTGTGAAAATTGGCCGGAACAGGTGATATTGCACATCTATCCAGAGCTATGCAATCCTATAATCAGCAATCACAATCATGTAACCTTAAAAAGACTGGAAGAATTGCCAGATTTGATGACTTTTAAGAATCGTTGGAAAGATGTTCCTAAAGCCAACGGAGATGTTTCGGCCGATCCTGTGAGATCTCGGAGAAAAGATTCAGGAAAAGGATTCAAATGGCATGCGATTCGATTCGCACACAAAGTTTATGCAATATTTCATTGTGCCCGAGAAACTGATGCAGATTTTTTAGTATGGATGGATGCTGATACTATCTGCCACAGCCCAATCACCATGCAAGATCTTTATAGAATGATTCCTGCCGATTCGGAATTGTGTTATCTAGGTAGAAAGGGCAAATATTCTGAATGCGGGCTGTATTCGATGAATCTACGATCACCAAACATACAAAATTTCTTGAAAGAATTTCAACGTGTCTACGATGATGCAGAAAATGGAATTTTTCAATTAGAGGAATGGCACGACAGCTTTGTATTCGATGCTGTACGTAGGAAATTTCCTCAGATGCGTCAATTGGACTGGGCAGCGCATCTACACGATCTGCGACCTCAGCCAGGCAACAGTACAGGCGAAGGACATCCGTTAATTAACAGTGACTGGGGTGCTTGGCTAGACCACCTTAAAGGCGGTAGAAAAAAGTTAGGTAGAAGTAAACGTGAAGATTTAAAAGTAATTCGAACCGAGACATATTGGCGATGACTGTAAATTTTATCTGTGTTGAAGGTACAGATTACGGTGCTAACGAGTTTACTACTGGTAGCGGAGGAAAGTTTGTAACTTATGAAGAAATGTGCGAGAATACCTCTCTACCAATGTGTTGGGCAGGATTTTTTAAGCCACTGTGGTTAGAAATTTGTAAAAAAAATAATTTAAAATTTTATAATTTTGACAGTGCATACTTTGGCAATCAAAAGAAAAAAACAATATTTAGATTAAGTATAAACAATTTTCAAAACGTTAATCCGATCGTTCATAGACCGTCAGATAGATGGGAAAGATTAAACATAAAATTAGAATCTTTCAAGCAAGGCGGCGATATTGTAGTAATCCCCCCAGATAGAAAAAAATGTCATCCATTAAATCTTGGAAAATCAGAGGAATGGGTGGCAAATGTCGTTAACGAAATTAAAAAATATTCAGATAGGCCTATTAGAATTAGAGAAAGGCCGGAACCTCGAGCAGATCGTCTAATTTATAACACCTTCAAAGATTTTATTAAAGAAAATACATTTTGTGTAGTGGGGCATTCAACTAATGCACTAGCTGAAGCTGCAATGTGTGATATTCCTGTAATAAGTTTGGGACATTCTTCTACACAAAGTTTATATAATTATTCTTTAGGCGATATTGAAAAATTAAAGCCTGTAGATCAAGATCAAAAACAGGCCTGGTTGAATCATTTAGCCTATTCTCAATTTACTAGAGAAGAATTAAAATCTGGTTACGCTTGGGAAATTATAAATCACTTGCCGCCGAATCTTTCTGCGTAAGGGCCGGGTCCTAAATATCGTTTTAATATTGTTTTATCTGCCGGACTGTTATGTCCCCTTTTTGGAGCCCAAATAAAATTTCTTTTGCTTTTTACATATACTACATCGTAATCTAAGTCTTCCATGAATTTGCAACACAGATCAACATCCTCGTTGATTTCAAACATTATCCAAGGCCGCCAAGATTTTATTAATTCTGTCATGCCCTTCAACGCATCTAACTCCCAACCTTGTGTATCAATTTTGATCATATCAACATTGTCAAGTCCTTCGTCGTCTAATTTTACCACAGGTACTGTGTAACTGGATTTTACTCCCTCTCTACAAAGTTTACCATCTCCACAATTCTTACCTGCTTGATGAAATTTAGCCTCCCCTGCAAAATCCGCAACGGCTTTTTCTCGCAGTTCGATACCTTCGGGAATATTAGATTTTATACATTCTATATTTTGACGAGACGGTTCGTAGGAAATAATTTTCTTAAAATGTCGAGTCATCGGAAGGCTCCAAATACCTACATTGGCTCCGACGTCTACGAAAGTTCTTTTATTAGGCAAATGAGATATTACCAATTGTCGATACTTGTCCTCGTATGTAGGATTATATCTATCCAAATCATTTTCTAATAAAAAGGTAACCCTTGTATCATCATCGGGCACCAACCAGCCATTTTTTAATTTTTTCATTTATATTTTCCTACTCATTTATAATTACTGCACATTGCATAACAACTTTACCTGTATCACTTTTTTCAATTATTTCTGTTATATTGATTCCTGTAGATCTCAATTCTTCTATAAATTTCGCAACGCCCGGAAATTTTACAGGATATGTATCGTCAAAAATTATAATTTTACTGTCTTTAGTCTGTTCATAATCCCATTTAACTGTGGGATAAGAATGTCCACCGTCGATGTATACCATGTCGTATTTAAGAGGACCGGTTAATGTATCATGAGTCCATCCTTTATGTAATTCGTATGAAGATAGTAACTTATTTTTTACATATCTATCACAACGATCTTTGATTTTTTGGTATGATGCCGATTCCTTGCCATTGTGTTCCATTTCTCCTGTAATTGGATTTTTTGGATATTCGAAAGTTGGGCGATCTGCTAATTCAAATGCATCATATCCTATATAATCAATAGAGTATTTTAAATCTTCAACTAGTGGCAACAGAGATTTTAAAGTCAAGCCTTCGTGACATCCGATTTCACAAAAAGTTTTTGGCTGATATTTTTCTATTAGAGGTTTGAAGATCCTATTCCATTTATAATCTTTCATATATACCTCTTAAAAAAATTCCAAGCTTCACCTGAACGTAGCTCTTGAAAATTCCAGTGGCACATAGATATTTTTTCAATCCACGCTTGTCTATCCGGCATCTCGGGATTTTCTAATCGACTTAAATCTGTATTTGCTATTTTATAACTTTGACTTCTCTGTGGATTAGGATCTGTAATAAATGCCGGAATACCTTCTATAATACTAGCTATGCTGGGACTGCTGTTATATACCACAGTGGCCCAGGCATTTCTTAAATCGTCACTTAATCTTTCGTTAACACTTAGATGCACACCCTTGCCGTAAATTTTTAAAATTGATTTAATTTTTTTATCTCCGGGATGTGTTCGAACAACAATCTGACGTTTTCTGCTATGCTGTCTAATTTGTGTAATAGTTTGATCTAACCATGTTTGAACACTCAATCCACCCATACTCCATCCACCGTGCCGTTGCAGACAAATCAGTATGTGATCCCCCTGGGTTCTCCACGGCTTTAAACTGATATTTAAATCTCGGCTTATCTTAGCCCAGCGAGCAGGATCAATATCTCGATCAAAATAAAATCCAGTAGTTGGAAACACTCCATCAAAACTATATCTTAGATAGGTGTTAGTATTGTTTGGGTCTGCATATAAAAACAGATTGCTGTCAACTATCAAACTTCTTCTATTATTATTTTTTTGTAACAGCACAGCATTGTGTCTCAGTTGCAGATGTGGGGAGGATTTGCCGTGTTCGTGTATAAATCCCTGGATCAACGCAACGTCACAGGGTATAGCATTCATCCCCTGATGTGCTATTGCAGTATCGCCCACAGTTCGGACTCCGGCTAAAAAATTATCCAAGATAAGAGGTTTTTCTGGATTTTTATTAGTCGGAGGTATCCCCCCATAATAGGCCACTGCTGTTAGATTAGACATTGTGATATTGCCTTACAATGTCTAGGGCCGTGCCATCCATTAATTCGTCAAAGGTAAATTGGCAATAACTAAGCCAAGCTAACCAATCTCCCAATGGTCCATAATAAAGATTGTTTATTTCACTAAGACTATTTCTAGTTACAGAATTACTAACATGCTTGTCTAGGGTAATCGCTGGAACTCCTGCCCAGATAGATTCCACAGCACTGTTAGAATTAATACTAATAGTACAGTAATAGTCTCCATCTAACAGTTGTTGATACAAACTGGTTCTAGTTTTTTTATTTGTTTTTGATCTAAACTCGATAGGACGATCTGTGTATTTTTTTAATTCTTCTGCTACCTGCTGACCCCAAGATTTAGCTTCAACGTGAAATATGCCGGCAGCAAATTCACCAGGCTCTACGATTAAGATCTTAGAACCATCTTTGCGCCAGGGCTGCGGAAAACTTGTAAAGTTTGATAATCGATTTGCAGGTGCTACAAAACTTTGATTGAAGTGTAGATGATTTCGAGTTAATCTGTGCCATTTTTTATTAGGCTCTATAAAATTAGTGTAACCGCTATCGATAAACCAGAAAGGCAAATTGTTATCTATTTTACTTACTAGGATCTGTTCGTTGCCCACAGTGTTACGCAATAAACAATCTTCTTCTACAGAATTAAAATTTCTACGTCTCATCATTTCTGCGTCGGGATCAATTTGTAGACCCACAGTTTTGATAAAATTTTGTTTCGGATGAGCTCGATAAATTTCTAATATTCGATCTTCGCCTAATCGATCGATAAGAATATCTATACGTTTGTGTATGTTTTTATAAAAATATTCTTTGTGATTAGCGATCTGTTGATTTACTAAATCAACCCATACTTTAAGATCTTTGCGAATCCCTTGATAAATTTTTTGTTTGATTTTTTCTCTGTGTTTTTCTAAATCAAATTTAGGTTTATCTCTGGTTTCAATTACCCAGTGAATCATTCCAGCAGTATGCCGTTCATTGAATTCGATATGTTTACAAGCATCGAATACATTTACCAATTCAATTAAGAATCTGGCTATTTCTTTGTCGTTAAGTAGGAGTTTCATTTAATATTTTCCGTGCTGTGCCATTAGCGATTTCTTCATGGGTGAATTGACCATAGGCCAATGAGTAACAGTGCTGTGCTACTAATTTTGAATCTGGATACCAAGGTGTTGCAATTTTTGAAAGGTCTGTAAGTGCCAACGGTGATGCTGCACAGGGCACTGTAACGAACGCAGGCACTCCGTAAGCAATAGATTCGATAGCGGCAATACTGTTAAATACCACTGTTGCAAATACTCCTTGATCTAAAGCATCATAGATACTGTGCTGCTGACGGTGAGATCTGCTGCCTTTTTCTCTAATAACTATCTGCATATCTGTGTGTTTTTTTATTGTTGAAATAGTGGAATCTAACCAAGGTTGTAAATCGTGATCATAAAACACACATGCTTTGCGATTAGGCACTATAACTAGTATCTTATTACCTTTAGTTTTCCAATCAGTCCATTGTAACCGAGGATCCCATTTAGTTAAATTATTCCATCTATCTGCCGGAAATTCCTCTAACCAATTTTTTTGTAGATCGTTCTTAACAATTCGTGTAAACTTTTTTTTGCCCGCCGGATTGCCCTGACACGCAAAATTTCCAAAATATCCAGTATCCATATAAAAGAAATTTTGTTTTTCTTGCCAATGCCTTTGTATATGTTTTCTTTTGGTTATACCTTGGTATACCGGAATATTAGATCCCGATATAGATTGCCTAAATAAAACATCTCTATCATCCATTTAACAACATCTCCATAGCCTTGCCATTCCTAAGTTCTGAAACATGAAATTGACCATAGGCCAAATGGCAACCCCATGCATATAATTTATCTATATCTGGGTAGTAAGGATTTTCAATTTTGGTTAGATCTTGTGAAGCTACAGGGTTTGCTGCATTTGCAGGAGCCAAAGTAAACGCCGGTATACCATGGAATATACTTTCTACTGCTGCCACAGAATTAAAAGTAACTAGTGCAAATACATCGTTGTCTAGTGCCTGTTGTAGTGTATCTGTGGCTATCCTATCTATTCTTTTAGGTGCTCTTTCTCTGATCTCAATAGGTCTGTCTGTGTATTTTTTAATAGTATTAACAGTATCGCTAACCCACTGTTCTAAATCTACTCCATAAAATCTACATGGTTTATCGTCTGGTTTTGCAATTAATATTTTTCTACCGTTCTTTTTCCACGGATTAAATTTTTTATTAACGCTATTAAAGCGGTCACCGGGCCTAGGAATTATTTCTCCATGTTGAAGGTCGTTCTTTACAATACGATGCCAATATTTCCATCCGTTGGGATTTGATATAGTTCTTTCGTTACCAAAATATCCAGTATCCATATAGTAGAAAGTTCTTTTATCTTTCCAACATCTATGTATAATTTTCTTTTTTAATATTCCTCTGAGCACTATAGGTTCTAAAGAATCTTCGTAGACAAACAGGTCTGTATCAAGGGTGCGAGATTCACATCCTTTAGCGAACATATTGATATACTCGTCATCGTCTCCCTTACTTAAAAAAATCATTTAAGCATTTCTTTTAGATATTTTTTCCAAACTTTGTGATAATCACAACGCCTGTATTCGGCGAACCAGGGACCACCTTCAGTATAGTGCAAGGCTTTGGGTATACCATTCTGGGGTTCATGATACCAACCAACTAACCAATTCCAGTCCGGTGCTAGCTCTCCAATTTCTGTATCATCTAACCACTGAAATCTATGAAGATATTGTCCTGTTTGAGAGTTTACCACTTCCGGAGTAATTTGTCGATTAGAAGGATGACCGCAGTTCCATAGTATTGCAGAGCTCCAATTTTTTCTAGGATACGGTAGTTGTTTACAGCCGTCCATTTTTAATCCTTCCTTAGGAGTGTAGTCATGCTGTACTACCATTACTGCATACTTATCATCGGCTTGCTCAAACAATTTTGTAACATCATCTACGAACACGAAATCGCAATCAACAAACACTGCCCATCCCTGATAATCAGCTAGATAAGGTACTAAAAATCTAGTGAAGGTGAATTCTGTAGAACTTAAAGGATCTATGGTTCTAGTGTAAATCCCGCTATCTCTAAGTTCTTTTTGCTTAAGAGGTATTACCTGTGCTGCAGGTTGATGCTTACGTATACTGTATTCGCAGACCTGATATGCGATATCTTCTCTGATGTCGTAACCAACAAATATTTTCATCGTCTTTCTATATCCTCTTCAATGCATTGTTCTCCGTATTGTATTTCTACAATTTTTAACGGATGATTATATGGATTTGTAAGTTGGTGCCATTCCTGCTTGGCAACGTGTAATTGATCGTGTTTATTTAGAATCGTAGTAGGTAATTCAAAATCTAAAGGTGTAGCTCTGTTGATCATAGCTTGACCTTCGCTTACTATCCAATATTCTGATCTTAATTTATGTTTTTGCATAGAAAGACTTTTTCCAGGGTCAACTGTGAGTTCTTTAACTTTCATACCCGGAACTTCGTGTAAGACACGATAGTATCCCCATTGCCTCTCTGTTTTAGGAGCTTTCCATTCTTGTAGAATCCACGAACTAGAATTTTTCTTATCCTCACCGCCTACACCAAACACAAATTCCACGCCGGGTTCGATCATTTCTGGAATATTTTCTGATGTGCGATCCCCACCGTTAGCAAATATAATACGATCGCCGGGATACATTGATTTGATATTTCGAATAGCTTCAATGGCATGATTCTTTGTATCGTCAAATAATATACAATGATCTACAGATTTAAGATTTTGAATGATATCGATGCGTTCAGAACTAGGCATAAATTCTTGTCCTTTTTTTCTACGCAACCAATCATCGGAATTCACTCCTACTACAAGGATATCACCGAGTTTTTTTGCAGCATTTATGTAAGAAATGTGTCCAGAATGTATAGGATCAAATCCGCCAGTTATCAATACGATTGTTTTCATGCAGATATTTATCTGCGTATATTATTGGTAATCTAAAGAGTGGCGTCTTCGAGCCCGGCAGTTCGGAGTTTGACAATGTTTGAAACCTGCCACTGTTTGATATCAAGTGCTTTAATAATACCTAACCACTTGTTTCTTAACAGAGCGAAGTCATTGATAATCTTTTCAAAATCAACAACATCAGCTTCGCCTTCTACAAACTTCTCACAATCTCTAGAGCTCAATGCTCTCTGATAATTTTCAAGATATTTGCGGAAGTGGCTGCTGCGCAATCTGCGAAGCTCGATGTTGAGATATTCTAAAATACCTTCAATTTCTTGTAACTGGTTAAATCGGTTTTCAACGATGCCCGGCATATTTGCCGAGATCTTTTCTAAACTACCGGATACCTTACAATCAAACTTTGCTTGAAGTAACTCAGCTTCGTAATAGGCCACTGCATCGGGAATATTACTGATATCCTTTGAAACTTTATCGTACCAGTTCATTCGTCCTCTTCTTCGTAGCCATCGTAGCTGTCGTATTCTTCTTCAATCTCTTCACCGTCAATGGCATATTCGATAGCTTGATCTAGATAAGGGTCAATACCCTGTAAACTATCTAGAATCGAATCCTTAATACCATGATCGACTAAAGTATTAATAAAGTCTGCGGCAACATCTTTCCTTGCTTTTTCTGGAATATGTTCTACCATTGATGTCCAAAGGTCTGCAATTAAATCTTCTTTCATTCTACGCTCTCCGTTTCAGGTTCAACAGTAGTAGTTATCCCAGATTCAGTTTTTTCACCATGTTTAGAAATGTCTTCCATTGCCTTATCGAGACCTTGATTTTCGTTTCGTTCCCACGCTTTGCGGAATTGCTTGATAATTTCTCCGTCAGCAGTTGTGTATACTAGGCTGTTACCTTCTTTCTTGAGCATACCTTTGGCTTCGAACAAGTCGACCAGTCCACTATATGGATTCATGCCTGTTTCATAAGGAATCTTAACCTGTACACTCTCAAACGGTTTAGCATAACGTGTCTTCATTACCTTACATGCAGCACGAATACCTTTTACCTCAGAGATTTTATTGCCGTCTTCATCTTCTTTGAGTTTGAGTTTACGCATAGCAACAACAATACTCGAAGCATAGATAAAACCTTGTCCACCACTGATCTTGTCATCTGGGTCAAACATATCTTGACTTGCGTATGTGTGATTAGTACATACCATACCAATGTTATATGCTCCAAACATGTTAACGCAGTTACGAACAAGTGCTGTTAGTGCCTTGGGTTTACGACCCATATCACCTTTCATATCACCCGCTTGGAACTGATTAACGTCAGTTGGTGTCAATAACATGCCTAAGCTGTCAACAATAAACAATACTTTTGGACGATCAGCTTCGTCCATCGTTTTGTATTCTGCGATAAACTCAACAATAGTTTTTGCCACATCATCGATCATTGCCATGTTAAGTTTTAACAACTTGTCTGGATTTGTATCAACGCCTAAAGCTTCTAACCATTTTTCGTCAAGTGCATTTTCTGTATCAATTAAGATAGGATAAATTCCTTGTGCTTGTGCGTTCTTAACTAGATTACCTGAACAAATAAACGATTTACCTGCGCCCGATTCACCGGCGAATACTGTTACCTTGCCTAGCGGAATACCTTTGTTGAAATCGCCACTAATGAGATAGTTTAATGCGAAATTGTTTGTACTGACCCAATCGGTTGGATCATTAAAGCCAATACTAAGACCTTCAATACTCTTAGTAATTGACTTTCTAAATTTAGAAATATCAAATGCTTTTGCCATATTAGTTTGCCCTGTTGAAAAAAGAGTGTGAGTTGCCTCACACTCTTATATTAGTCTTACTGCTTTTGACGATTGCGAATCATGGCCAAGATATCTTGAGCCTTGCTTGCGCCATCAGTGTTTGCAGGTGCTGCTGCTGTTGCTGGTGCACTTGCTACTGGTGCTGGTTCGTCATCAACATGGTCATCGACTCGAGCTGGAGCACTTACTGCTGCCGGTTTATTAGGATCACCTGTGGCTGAACCTAAGCCTGCTGGCTTGAAGTATTGACCCCAACGTTCTAAGTCATATGCTTCTCCGTCAACTGACGCTTCAAACATTTCCTTCATAACTTTTAACTCAACATCTGTTGGTTTCTTAGGAAGGAAGTCGTTTAAGTTAAACAGACCGTGACTGTCAATTGCTGCTTTCTCAATATCAGTTAGAGCACGTTCACGACGTGACCATTTACTTGTTGAATAGTCAGCAAAGCCGCCTTTTGATGTTTTAGCAATACGGAAGTCAAGACCTTTTAAGTAGTCTGTTGGCAACTCATCTAACTCTGGATCCATTAGAGCTGAACGGATGATTTGATAGATTTGAGGACCGATAATAAATCTACGAATTGGATTCTCTGGAATTTTATCTTCGCGGATTGGATCTTCAACTACGAAGCCCTGGAAAATATATGAACGTTTCTTCCAATACTTACGACCCATTTCTTCTAGTGATTTGTCTTTGAACCAACCACGAACTTCTGACAAGATCGGACATGCTGTACCATCGTTGTACATTTCCACACATGGAACTTGTACTTGTACTGGACGTGAATCTGTTTCACCTTTGATTCCAGCAAATGGTAGTTTAATCATTGCACGTTCTACCCAAAAGAATGTGTTGTTTGGATTACCATCAGGAAGTAAACGGATAACCGCTTCTTTGCCTTCTTGCATATTCCAGTGTGGGTAAATTGCGTTGTCGCCGCCGCCTGTTGATTGTCCTGTGGACTTTGATTGTGCTTCTTGAAGTTTTGCACGAATTTCTGCTAATGATGCCATTTTATAATGCCTCCTATGTTATGCCTTAAAATGTTTTTATGCCTTGTACGCATAGTATTATTATGCGCTTTTTATTTATCAAGGTCAACGATTATCTGCTAGTATTTTGATTTTGTTTCACCAAAAGAAAGGGCACCGAAGTGCCCAATCTTAACTGCGACGAAATCTTAATACTGTACTAATTCCTTGATTCTTGCCAATTCTGCCAATTCTGGATTTTGTTCTGTGGTTTGTTGCGGAGCCATTCTTTCTACGAATTGACGAGCCACATGTTCTGCCTGTTCGCCGAACTTCTTGCCTACCATTACGCAAACACCTTCTGGGCCTTTAGGGAACGTGCCTGATTCGCGATCATAGAATGAATTGATAAATTCTGCCAATTCTTTAGTGTCCATTTTTTGTGATTTACGTCTAGCAACATCACTCATGTGAGTAACCTTACCACGAGGATCTTTGCCTTTGGATTTTTCCCAATCGCCTTCGTGGCTCCAAGATTTAACTTTGCCTTCTGCGTCTTTTTCTACTTTATCTACAGCTTCGTCTTTTTCGTCTCGATTCTTTGCTAGTCTGTCTGGATGGCTAATGTTCTTTGTTCTTTCTTTTTCTAAGTCGTCAAGCGATAGTTTATCATCGGGATTTCCTGATTGCTGTCTCTTGTATGCAGGTATGTCGCTTTTATTAACATCTTCCTGCGGCGCAGTTTCTGGTTCTTCCATACCTTGCTCTTGACCTGCTTCTGGTTCTTCCACAAAATCACCAAAGTCTAATTGTTCTAGAGCCTCTGGTGCATTTTGTTCCAGCCAATCTTTGATCAAACCGCGTGTGCATGAATCTGGATTTTCTTTGGCCTGTGCTTTGATTTCTTGATTTAGTTGAGGATCTTCAATGATGCCTTTTAGGCTTTCGATAGCATTTGAGCCATCTACACCCGCAGAGAAATGTTGTCCTACTAATTCTTGTAGTTGTTGTAATGCTGCTTTTTGTTCTTCTGGATCTGAACTTTGTATTGCAGACTCTTCTCCAAGTCCCATAGCCCAATCTTCAAAACGTGCAAATGGATCTTCGTATGTATCGATTTCCACATCTTCGTTGGCTAGTTCATCTTGTTGTGTCATAGCGACTATGTCGTCATAGCCTATGGTATTACCTTCTTGCATCAATCTATATAAAACAGGAAATACACTTGCGATATCTTCTTTGAAGTTTTTTACTGTGAATTGATCTGTAAATTGTTCTACAACATCTTGTGGAACTTCCATTGGTTGCTGCGCCTGGAACGATTCTCTGTAAGCCTCATAGTGGCCTTGTTTTGCTAATTTTGCAATTGTTTCTCTTAATTTGTTTAACTGTTCAGACGAACGTTCAACAACATTGTTAGTATCGCTGTTCATCAAATCATTGCGAACAACATAGTTACCAAAACTCTTAAGCTGAGCAATTTCTTCGCTCATTCTAATAATGCTTTCACCGATCTCGTCATACGGTTTTCCACCATTAGCCACGTGCCGTTGCATTGCACGAGCACCACTTAAATGAATGAAAGGATATTTAAATCGCTCACCGTCTTGATTTTCCACAAACAAGCCTGCAATGTTGCGGCTTCTTGCACCAGGCGCCATGTCATCTGCTAATGCTTGACTGTGTTTGATAATTAATCTTGTGTTTTCTAATTTCTGATAGCTAACGGTTTTTGTACCGTATAGATTGCTTTCACTCATAATACTTTCTCCGACGGGGGTTTGTACTGCTGTATTCGTTGTTGGTTTTGGCTGTGAATATTGACTTAAGAAAGCATAATCTCTTTTGTCTAGATTATCTTTAGCGATATCTCTAGTGTCAAAATTCAATAATCTACGTTTGGCAAACATACGTAATTCTTTTAAGAAACCATACCATTTGGCTTTTTGTGACACATCCATGCTTTCTGTGATTCCATTGCTGAAATACACTTTCATAGAATTGGGTTCTGCTAGGCTTATGCTAACATGTCCGATTGGCTGTTCGCCCTCCATGTAATCAAAATCAAAGAAGCGAGCTTGCTCTGGATTGATGGTGATTTCGCCTGTTTCTGCACCTAATTTAAGGCCAGTAAAACGGCTGCGTATTTTATAAAATAAATCTGTTGCGATATTGTTTCTTGCGTCCATAAGTGTATTTATCAATATCCTGTGCTGATGAAGATTGGCATAGGTAG